GTCATCTTTTAACCTCTTAAATTTATATTTAATTTTTCTTTTTAATTCTTTAAAAGTTTGTGTAATATCACCTTTACTAAAGGTGCTATAATCGTAATCAGTTTTTAAAACACTCATTTGAAAATCAACATCAAACATAATGTCTTTTTTTAATTGTTTGATTTGCTTCTCGCTACTCATTTTTCCCCTTTTTGTTCAAGTCTACAATCTATATAATCAAATAATTCATGACCCAATTCTGTATCGTTGCCACAATTTTCTTGCTTGTTCCAAAAAACTAAATACTTTCTTGAAGTAGGATATTTTTCAATGTATCCCCAAAAAATATTATCTGCCTCTTCCATTTGTTGTTCTCTTAACTCTATATCTTTTTTTTTAACTTTGTTTATTTGTTTATCAACCCAATTATAATTAATATTGCTACTCATTATTCCCCCTTTTTTTTGGTTTAGCTTTAAAATAAACTGTTCCATCATCTTGATGTTCAATACTTTCTTGCATTTCTTTTATTGTTTTTTTCAACAAAGTATTTTCATCTAATAATTTTTCAATTTGTTTTGACATATCATATATTTGTTCTGCTTTATCGTGAACGCATGTATCTATTTTTTCTATTTCTCTCTTTTCTTCCTCTACTAAAGGTGCTTTAAGTGTCATTATTCCCCCTTGTTTATTGTGTTAAGCTCTTTCTCTACCTTAGCTTGTTTAATACTATCATCTTCAACTCTATCAAGAGTTGATTTCAATTTCATTTTTTCTTTTTCGTAATTAAAATTAGAAACATGACTACCAAGAAAATTAACATCAGTAGAAATTTGGTTTAACGGGTTTAAGTTTTCAATTTCCTCATCCAAACCATCATTTTTTCCAAAGATTTTTTTAAATGCTTCTACAAAATTAATATTATTTTTTTCATCAATCATATTTATTGTTTTTCAATCAGTTGTTTGTATATTTTTGGATATTTTTTTGAAAAAACACCCCATCCCCCTAATAAATTACTAGGTAAGTTTATATTATTTATTTTCTTAGGCATTGGAATACTAGGTTTATTCCAATATTCTTTCATTCTTATTATTTTTTTTATTGGTATTTGGTATATATTAAAGTTATATTTTTTCATCTTCCCCCCTCATTGTTTGGTAGTTGTAGCATAAACTTTATACCGAATAAAACCATCATACTAAGACCTAGCCATGTATGAATATGTATAGCAATTATCAGTCCTAAGAACATTGTTGCGAAACATAATGCTAAATATATTGCTTGTATCATTTTATAATTGTTTTTCATTCATCCCCCTTTTATTTTATTTTTTTAGTATCTATTGCTCTAAATAAAATATATTCCCCTTTATTTAAAAACCCTTTTTTAAAATCTTCTGTGCTACCAGCAACTCCACAAATACTGCTATCGTCAGTTTTAATGGCTATAATATCTCCATCATTCCAATTTATATAGTCAACTAATTTTTTTATTTGCATAGGTTTTCCTCTTGTTGTTTTTTTATATTTCCATCATCTTCAAATCTTACTTCTTCGGACAGTCTTTGAATAAACCCTGCATATTCTTTATTCATATCTTCGCCATAAGCAGAAAACCAAGCATTTAAGATTTGTGCCAATGTATATTTTTTCATTATTCCCCCTTATTTGTTTTTATATTTATACTAATTATATTAACCATTTTGTCAATAGTATTATGCAAGTTTTAAAACCATATCATTTTCATAAGGTATTGCATTCTTATGATTGTTATTAGGTGTTAAAACGTACCAATTACCCTTTTTCTGAAATACTCCAAAAGATGATAAATTGTTTTCATTAAAATAAGCATTCATCCTATCTTTTGTAGTTTTAGAAAACCAACCATCATTATTAAGTTTAATAGTCTTTTTAACTAAATCATGCTCAATAATTTTAGTTGAATGGTGAACTACATTGACAGTATCGCCATCATTGTGAATAGTTGTTTTATATGCTTTCATTATTCCCCCTTATATTCATAAAATCAACAAATTTATGCTGTGATTCTATAAAAGCGTCAAAAAATTCTATTCTTTGACTTTGTTCTAAATTTTCTAAACCTTTAGAAAATTGAGGATATTTAGAAATAAATCTATGAACGATCACATCTTTTTGCCTGTAATCAATTTGACTTACATCTAATTTTTTTAACATTTCATTGCTCATTGTTTTGTCCTTTGGTTGTTTTTTGTTCATAACCGAATTGGTACAATGTTATAGATTGAAGTCAAGTAA